AGTTAAGTAGTAACCAAGTGACTTTTGAAATTTACTTGCAGTTGTTGGTGCATGGTAAAAAACGATGTCATTTGACCAAAGCTCACCAAGAGACTCTGCAACACCTTCAACACTTGAGTCATACTGAACATCACCAACGTGAAGTAAATCAACTTTGAAAAACTTTTTAACGTCTTCAAAAGTTAAAGCACCAGCTTTTTCATAGTTAAATCCAAGGTTAGTAATTACCTCTGGATGGTATGAAAGAACTTCAGCAACTCTAGGTGAGATGATTGCTCTATTTGGGAAGAAACCACAAGCTTGCTTTACGGCCATGCGTGCAGTTTTAACGTCACCAATTGGAGATGATGTTGTGTAGTTTTGCCATTGTTGAGCACCAGCAAGAGTTACACCATTTGTGATAACTGCTGAGTCAGTTACTAGATCAGCAAAAGCTTTTTCTTTTTTAATTTTTAAAAGCTGAGTTAATCCCATAACCTTGTCAGATTCAACACTGAATGGATCAGGGATGTTTCTAACATCTGAAGGTGTAACGATGTCTTCAAGACCATTCTCATCAACAACGTAACCAGCACTTGTGTCGTATTTAATCGACTCAACTCTTTTTGCTTGAGCACGGCCACCCATACGAGTGTCTTCAAGTTTAAGATGTGCGTTTGTATATTTACCGATAAGACCAGTCATCTCATCAACCTGTAAATTAGGTAGTGCCACTTCAGCAATGTGACCAGTAGGTACATAACCAAGTGATACGTTTGTCAGTAATTTATCAACTAATGCTCTTGTTTGTGCCATTTTATTTTTCTCCTAATTATGGTTTAATGTGTGCAGATAATTCAGCATGAATTACTTGGTTTGCAACTGAGTCTTCATAAGCAATACCTGTGCAGTTGTGTGTTGTTAAAGCTGTGATTGCAAAACCGTTTGCATCAGATGAGAATGAAGCACCCTTTGCTAAAACGCCTACGCATTTTACCTTTGCACCAGCACCGTAAATTGCTACTTCAGCAACTTCACCTGACTTAGGTGCATTTTGAAGTACGCCCACTGCACGCTCTCCAAGACCACACAAGATAACTGTTTGTGCATCAGCACCAAACTTAACGTGCTTGTATTGGTGAGATGATAAATCTGCACCAGCTTTAAATGCTAAAATTTTTGGTTCACTTGATACTGCCATTTTACTCTCCTCTATATTGTTTGTTTAATTCTGGATTTTCAGAAAGCACAACCGCAATTGCTTTTGCCATTGGCATTTTTTCTTCTTTAACTTTCTTTTCTGCAAGCTCAATAACTTGATCTTCAGCAGATTTTTCTGATCCTTCAACGCCACCACCAGAAATTTCTTCAAACTTCATCACTTGTGCGTTTTTTGCAAATTCAACAACGTCACCTTTCAAGAAAGCTTCACGTTGTGCTTCACATACTTTCTTTTCAGAAAGCATTACATTGAAGCTTGTGCTTTTTTCAGAGCACATAATTTTTTCATTCAACATTTTAACTTCAGCTTGTGAAGCTTCAACATTGCCTTTCATTTCACCAATCATTTTGATTAGCTCTTCAGGTGATCCAACACCACACGATGCCAATAATTCTTCAATAGTCATTTTTTTATCTCCATTTTCTGATAAGGCAATCGCTGGTGACATCTTCTTAACTACTGGTCTATTTGTTAAACCAGCACCTAATAAAACTGCACCATAATTAGCCAGTGTTTCATTGTCTTGGTAACTCATATCAAAATCAGCACTGATGTAACCAAAGTGTTTTTCTGTTAATGCTTTCTGACCTAATGATGTTAATTCAACCGTGCCCCAAAGTTCAAGTGATTTATTATCACCATCTCTGGTATAGATTTTCTTAAACCATCCATAAGCACCACCGTCTGGATTGTGACCAGCATCGAGCATAATATCTATGCCACGCACTTTTTCATCAAAGTTTCTCACCATCTGCTCAAGCATATCTGGTGTGATACTAACTTGCCCATAACGATGATCAAAGATAGTTGCAGTCTTTAATAACTGAATATCTTTAAAACCACTTTGTTGTACTGAATCTGTAAAAATTAATCTCATAATAGTATTCTCGATGGTCTCTTTATATTGTGTCAATGATTATGATTGCAACATTCACCAAGTGTAATACCTTTTTTCGCTGTGTCACTTATTGCTGGCAAGCCACCCACTTGTGGATTATTCTTGTCACCCTTTAAGTTTGGTATCATCACTGATTTGCAGTTATGGTGCAACGGTGGCGTGTATCTTAAAAGGTCTGGATCATTAATTGCAAAGGTTGATCCATTTAACTCTTGACAAATTTCACTTATCGGATCGCCATTATAGAATGTGAATGACTCAAGCTCATCTGAATTTTCATCGAAAAAATCCATGCGTGTCTCATTCTCTAATTGAGCACTGACAATATCTGCACCCACTTCCATTGTCTTGATGGCCTTATCAGATGCACTGGCAAGGTCAGCTTCAAGCGTTTTAACAGAGTCAGTTGAGTCAACGCTTGTGCCAAACTGTAAGAAGATTGCTTTTTCAAGATCATTCAACTGAGTCATGTAAAGCAGATCAGCTTTTGCCCTTGCTCTATTGTTAGAAATTCTATCAGCAAATTTATAGTTAACTGCAACTGAGTCATAGGCTTGATTAACAATCTTACCAAACTCATTTCTTAAAGTTGTATTGTATGCGTTTACACCAGTTGGTTTAATATCAAAGATTGCAAATTGCTCACGAGCTTCAGTTGTGTTGTTATACTTTGCAATTAATTTATTAACCATGTCTTTTGCTATTGGCTCAAGACCTGATCTAAAGACACCTTTAAGCACCTGTGCATTGTCTTCAATTCTTTTTACAATTACATCAGGCGTTTCTTTTTTAGTTTTTTTTTCTGCAAACTGTGCAACTTTTGCAGTCACATCAGTTTTAATATCTGGCTCTGGTGCAGTCATTGGCATAATAACTTCAGCACTTGCTCGATCCATTCCAAAGGCTTTAATTAAAATTTCAATAGCACTATCACGAGTCAGGATGTTATCAGTGTATGCTTTTGCCACTTCAACAATAGATGTTACCTGAGCACCGTTAAATGCAGTGGCCTGTTTATCTTCAACCGTGCCAACTGGTGCAATGCCTTGCTCTTCAGCAAGCTCATCTTCAACCATCTGTGGTAACTTGTATTTTTTTCTAAGAGACTCTTCAAGCTCGTGGTCTGGTGTTAATGTTTTTGATCTGGTCAATAGCTCAATGACTTCAGCAAATTCTTTACCAGCTTTATCTGCAATGCCTGAGACTTTAAGCTCAACCAAGCACTCAGCATTTGGGAAGTTTAATTTAATCAAGTCTGGTATTAATTTTAGATTGTATGTCTCACAAATTTCATCAGCAATAAACTCAAGTGATGATGAGAAAAAATCACTTAGGTCATTTGATAAAGCATAAGAGCCACCTGATCCACTACCAAGGTTTAAGAAGTTTGCAAGAAACGCAAAAGCAATTTCTTCATTTTCTGATTTGATTGTCTCTCTGATCTTAGCTGAGTCAAAAGTATTGTTAACTAATTCTAACTCCCAACCTTGTGGCTTGATTAAATAAGATGCAGAGTTGTTTGCATAATTTTCTAGGAAGGTAACTGCACGAGCGTATTGCTCTGAGTTTTGCTCACCATCTGGTACTGACATGACTGCAATCGGTGTTGAAAAATTCTGATTACCAACTGACTCTTGTTTGAGTGCATTGTTTTTTCTTAACCAAGGGCCGTAACAAGCACGTAACATTGATACACCTTCATAGTTGTCACCTTCCTTATCAATAGAAAAATGAAGGATAAACTCTGCTGGTACATTTACATTTCTTCCAACGTCACCATTCGAATACTGTGTAATGCTTTTTAAAGTACCGTCTGAATTAACATTAAAACGCTCAACGGTTTTTTGACCAACAAGCTTTAATGATTTTAATCCAACGTGAGGGCCAACAACATTGTCTTTTAATACTGGTCTATGTGTTATTTCTTGTGCTGAATAACCAAAGTCAATCATTGATAAAACTTCATGTAAGTTTTTCTTCCAAGATTTTCTAAGACCATTAAAAAGAATATTCTCTATGAGCTTCTTTTGAGCTTCAGCTTGCTCACTATCTTCTTTAGTACCGATGTACCAGTCAGCACTCTTAATCGGATTTTTAACGGCACTTAAAACCATCTTAATGCGTGGATCAGATCGCCTCATCTTATCGTAAATCTTCATGGCTTTTGTGCCTTTCAGATCATGCAGATACTCCTCATCAATATAACCAGCATAAATTTCAGTACCAGATGATCCGACTTCAACAATCTTAACTGGTGTAGCGTGCACCTTTTTTACTTCAATTGTTTTTTCTGCTGAAGGATATGGAGAGTCTGAAAGTTTAAAAAGCTTTTTAAATATATTTGCCATTACCAATTCCCTTGTCTAACTGTATTAATATTAATTGTAGGCTTTAACATCTCTTCAGTAAAGCTTCCAATGCGTGCACCAGATAAATCAATTAATGCTTGAGTCATTGCATCAACTTGGTCATCATGTTTACCGTTTGGAAACACTGCTGACTCTTCAATCAAATCATTTAACCATGCAACACCCTCTGGTAAATATACGTTGCCAGCTTCAAATAAAGATGACACCGCATTTACTCGTGATATTTTTGAGTCTTTAGGATTGATCGGTATTAATCCTGACACTTCTTTTTTTAGTGTGTCAATGATTGCAGTACCGTTTGCTTTATCTTCAACCAAGCGTCTTAATATTTTTGGATGTTTCCCACAAAAAGCTTTTAGTGCAGTTGCCGTTGTGGTGAAGCTCATCTTATCTCTGACCTGATCAAGCAGATAAAACTCACCGCCACATTTTGCCCACGCTTGAAAGACAACATAATCTGATGTCTTGTTATCCTTAAAGGTACAATCCACACTGATGACATACTTATCAACTCGTGCTGGTAATGTACGATATGTCTTAAAGTGCACACGC